TTTCGGATCTCCAGAATGACCTCGTTCATTACCTCCTCGGGAATGATCGTGGATTCCTTGGCCTGAAACTGGTTCAGGATTTCGTTGAGGTGATTGATCTTCTTGTAGGCGTAATTGTTCCGCTCCTTGGGTGGATCACGGAAGGAAGGAAAATCCGACACCACCAATGCATACTCCTCGGATCCACAGGACGGGCAGACCAGAATTCCCTCTGAACTAATCTCTTCCCGAGCCACATTGCAGGCTCCGCAATGTTCAGTGAGCAACTGAGTCGCATCGGGGCCATTGCTCAGCTTCATACGAGACACATACTCGTCAAAGATCTGCTTCTTGGACAATCCGGTATCCGCGGGGGTCGTATTCGCGACAAAGAATTTCAGGAATGTATTTGCCTCCTTGGGCGGAGGTGCTACGTGTGGCACCGATGGAGCCTCCTTTCCGTAATAGTCAAGCAAGATGTCCATATTTTTCATGTAATACTCCTCCACCGGGTTACTTCGCATGAGTTCCTGGTCTATCTCGCGAATCTGAGAATCCACCTGCGAACACTTGACAATTTCTGTCAGCTCCGTAGAGGTGCTCAACCGTTCACGTTGACTTCGAAGTTCAGCCAACTTGGCTTGGAGAACCGCCTGCTTTCCATCCAAATCACGTAACGACTGCACCTGATCCTGATGAACCGAGTCCAGCGTTCCCATTGACGAACCGGTCGCGACCGGATCCCTCGTCTTGCGGATTCTGAAGACGTCCATTTGTAAACTCTTCAGTTTGCTTCCTGAAGACCGAATTTGTAAACATGCAGGGACGCTGTCTCTTCAATCCCAACAATGTCTTTTCGTAGGGCACTCCATATTTCTCAACGATATACGTCAGGGCCAAGAATGCTGAGCGATTGATTCCACATTGGCAATGAACGAAGACCGTCCCATCACTTTCACGCAAAAAGGCAGACAGCGCATCTTCAAACAGCGGATACCACTTGAGAATGTTTGCGTCGGGCGAGTCAATTGCATTCAAGCATATATAGCGGTCGGGGTGGGCATTTTGAAACCACGCGGGAGAATGGTCAGGAAACGCACAGTTGATGACATGAGTAATCTTGTAGGTATGCAAAAAAGATGGAGTGAGCATTTCACCGGCACCCACGAGAATACGCGGGTAGAACCATGCCGGCCGCTCACACATGTACCTCGGACGAAGCATGTTACTGTAAGGCGAGATCCGTTTAATAAACACGCGGCCGCGGTGGGAGACCCTTCATACTTGCCTGGCTACAGATGTTCATGATCCGATGACCAACTCCATCGTACCGCTCAGTTGTTTGAGGGTGAAATCGGATCGTATTGTAGTCTACAAGCAGCCTGTAGATCTTGTCATCCAGTTCGTATGAGATCGTACGTGCAGATGAAACCTCGTTGGCAAGGGACGTCGTTCGTTGAGAGATTGCCTCCATGCTTTTCTGGAGCAAAGAAACCGCCGAGATCCGTTTTACCACGAGGTCTCCTTCTCAAGGCGCCTCTCCTCAAGTTCGTCGGATGTCGTTGGAAGTACGGCACTCTGAAGTTCAGGCACAAACTCTAGATACACATTGAGATTGGAACCGTTGATCGCATAGTTTGACACGATCTTCTTTCCACAGGCCACCGCAAGGCGCTCAAGCACATCATACTCGTTGATGATGTCCTCTACGTTGTACGTGAGAGCACCGTAGCTCTGCATGATGTGTAGCTGATGCAGCAGAAACCGCGACGAGCGCCTGTCGTAGACTGCCTCCCAAAACCGCTGTTTGAGATTGGATGCGCGAGCAGCTGCCATGAGAGTTTCCAGCAAATGGGTTGCATACTTGCGGTCGTTTTCCTTACGAACCTCGGCTGCGCGGAGAATGTCGTCAATATCCGTGGAGCAAAGAATAGTAGTCTCAAACATCTTGTAGTGTATTCGGCTTGTTTCTGTATATTCTTTCCGTTTTAGTCACTAACCAAGAAAACTCAGCAGGAAGACGTTGAGTAGGTGTGAGAGGACAACCGCCGCACCGCCGAGAACACCTGCGCCCTGCCAAGAGACAACGCCTCCCGACGTGTATGCATTCGGAATGTAGCGAAGGAGAAGATCACGGGGGGCGGACAGCGAGAGAATGACCGTGGCAACAAAGAAGGAGATGTACATGGTCAGGTTGGCCCACATCATGCGCATCATGGGGAGCGAAGGCTTGAAGGAGGGCGCCATCTGCGTACGCTGAATGTGATCAGAACCGGACACACCCATCATGGGCGGCATAGACTGCGGAAGTCCAGGCGAGGGGAGAAGAGCATCAAGCGACGTTTGATCCTCCATTGTTTATGAAGGAGACGGGATTTCGCACGTGGCATCTTCCACGCGATACTTATAGCACTTTCCATCCACCTTGACTGTCTTGGTGTTGACATCTTCCAAGGGGACCCCGAGGACTCGGCGAGTGTCGTAGTTACGGTGAAAGAGCAAGGCTGAGATGCCGAGTCCAATAACAAAGGAAAAGAATGGACTTGCGCGCGCAATGGCTTTGGTGAAGTCAAGCATTACTTCTTAGTGAGACTTGCGAGTAGGTTGAACGAGTCTGCCTCTTGTCCGCAGGGCACCTCGATTGCGTGTGTGCGAACACAGCCAGTGTCCGTATGAAAGATGCCTTTGTCGTGTGGAGACGGCACTGAGACCCGAGTACGAGTGGGAGGAACGAGGACGCAGGCAATAAGCATCCCGACAATAGCCCCTGCTGCAATCCAAACGAGCTGGAACATTATACAGATGTCACATTATTCCCCGTTTGACTGAACACTGCAACGGCAATTGGAGTTGTCACAAGTCCGGAATACGGGACAAGAATCGCCAAGAGCGTCAATGCATAGGCAGTCCGCTCATGTCCGCCCAACATCATCACTCGCCACGCAATGGCAATACTGAAGACATACAGCGCGATCCCAACCGCATATCCAAACATAGAAAGTCCACTCAGCAGAGTCCCTGACGCGGTTGGCATTGTGGGAAGAGACAAGACCGGCGGTGTTCCGATCTTTGCCGTTTGTCCATCCGGAATAGCAACCGTTCGCTGAACGCCCGTTTCTCGGTCTGTGAAGGTGACTGTCAGCCGACGACCGGTGACAATGTTAGCAGACGACTGTTGTTCCTCTATCTTCTTCTGCAGGGTTACTGTCTCCAGTTGATTTGTTTGAAACGCAATGCACCTTGTATCCGACGAGTTTCCACACGCCGTCGCTGCTTGACGGGCAATTTGCGCCTTGTCCGAATCTGTTAACGTCACAGATGTATTTGCTCCAAAAATATCCACAAGCGGCACAAGACTATTGTCTGCAAGCGTCTCCAAATATCCGCCTGACGCCTTGTCTTGAATGCTTTTGGTAATATCGGTTGCCGATCGTTCGTCGCCCCATGTGGCGGAGTTGATCACAATAGTCATTGTTAGTTAGCAAACACGAAATTCGCAAGACCGGAGACGATCCGTAGAAAGTTGATAGACTCTACGTAGACACCAAGGCTGTAGGTGTAGGCAAAGATCGCATTCTCTCCATTTGCGTTACGCCAGACTGTAATCACATTGGGATACAGCGGAAGTCCTGTAACAGGATCACGAAGCGCACACTGAGCCGCCGTAATGAAGACGGGATTGGGTCCGTTCACAGTCTCTGTGATTGCATACGCCTCCTCCTGAGCACCCACTCCAGCTGCCGTCGCAAGCGGCTGCTGAAGTGTCAGGCGCAGAACAACCTTGTTGAACAAGCTTCCGTTAATGGCTCCGCTTGGCTGATACAGATCGTTGTTGAGGGCAAACGAATACATGTAGACGCCGGGAATTTGAGGGGCATCGCCGGTTGTGTGCTTGTACATCTGAAGAAGCGAAAAGTAGGGTGTGGGTTTTATAGAAAACCGCTCCTTGCCGTCCAGCAAGAGCTGTCCGTTCGTGATTGGATCACGGGGATACACGGACGAAATCTGCAGCTGTCCGCTGGAGTACAGGAACGTCTGTGTCTCTGTGGAGTTTGTTGTCGAGGAATAGACATCGTTGGCTGTGCCGGTCGTTGTGAACGGGGCACGATTCGGGTTGTCCCAGTTCGTGTAGTTGTCCCAGTCGTTTGCCAATATCTTGTCGGACCGCTGCGAGGTCCATACGATACGCGTGACCAGATTGAAGAACGGAATGAGAATATCCGAGTTGCCTCCGTATTGTCCAGGATTGTTGGTGTATGTGACAGTCTTCACCAAGAATGTCTGATCCGCACTCGCCAGCTGAGCCATCTCCATCTCCGTTAGGTAAATGAAGTTTCCTTCCAAGTAGGGATCGGGGAAAAAGGACGTCAGGGTAGGGTTAGACGAACTGCCATTAATGTTCGGCGGGCTCAGAAACCGGCCAATTGCGTTGTAGGGGGCATTCGGAGAGCTAGGATTGAAGCCTGTGTCTGTCGGACGAATACGAGTACCATAGGTTGCCGTGTTCAGAGGGTCTACATCAATTACGGTATACAGCTGGTTCAAAGGCCGATAGGTCACGTTGATAAAGACATCGGAGTTCTGCATAGACACCAAGGGAAGGGCCATGCCCGGATTCTCGCAGAACCAAAAGTGGAGCGGAATGATCAGCTGACGAGAGCGAATGGACGGTTCGGGTGTCAGTGTGTTCGGAACCCCTCCAGGCTGGTTCAGCGGGCGCACGGCATGAGGATACTGGCCCATCCGATCATATGCATTCGCCGGATCCTTGAGCTCAGGAACATTGCCAACCATTTGGTCCACCAGCTTGCGCTTGTTGGGATCGTGAGTCAGGTAGGAATAGAATTTCAGCCATTCGCCGGTCAGTCTCTGAAGAACCTGTCCGTTGGCCGTGATCTCCACACGATCAATCAGATTGTAACCAATGTTGTCAATCCACTGAAATTCGTAGCCAATGGAGTTGGACCTTGGGTCGTATCCTGCAGGTGGCGCAGAGGCTCCAAGGTAGGAGAGAGGAGACCAAATATCAGGAAGAGTCACCGACAGGTACGTATCGTGAAGAAGCTGTGCATACCGATCAATTCGGCAGGGAATTGTTTGGGTTGTTGTTTGGTTAAAGTTCAGGTTGGAACTGGTGAAGGTCATACGGATTGACTCCATGGCAAAGTTCGTGTGTCGCCGATATACGGCCCGAAAATGTGTCATAGATGGGCTTCCATTCACAAGCTCATTCTGTGCTCCAATCGCAACCAGCTGGAGGAGACCACCCGGCATATTGTGTTACTAATGAGATTAGACTAAATAGGTATTGATCACACTATCACTCGGATACGGTGGTTGAACGTGTCGGACACAACGACGTCGCCGGTCGGAGTCACTGCGACTCCATACGGGTTGTTGAAGGTCGCGGCTGTGCCCGTGCCGTTGGCGGACCCTGCGGTGCTGCCCGCAAGTGTGGTGACCACACCGGCCGGCGTAACCAG